TAGTCCTGAGACACGACAGGGACTGAACGATGGCTACTTACGATCTCGCGTTTCACACGCGCCTCGATGGGTACGCCGTCCTTCAGACCTTCGTTGAGACTGGCATACAGGTCGGGGACTCCGTCGTTATCGCAGGCGCACAACACGGTTTCTCTGGCACTCACACAATTGTCTCAACACAAGATTTCGAATTCATCGGGGTCTCTGAAGAGGGCGACCTTGAATTTGACTCCGATGTAATTCGTCTCTACCAGTTTCTCTATGTCAACGCAGGCGACGACTTCACTCGTTCAACGGCTACTGGCACAGTGCAATTTACGCCCAGTATCAGTTGGATCACTAATGCAATGGTTCTTGAATTCTTAGGAATTGACGTCGCAACCGCCAACGACACCGCCTTCATCACTACTTGCGTAGCAGCTGCAAACTCCTACATCTATCGCAAGCGTCGCGAAGCGGGTTACACAGATTCTCAAAGCGTTGTTCCAGATGCTGCCGTGAAATTGGGCGGAATTCTTTATGCTTCAACCCTGTATCGCGAGCGCGGGTCAGCAGACTCCTTCGCCTCCTTTGATTCGATGTCTCAAATCCCAATCCCGTCAACAATGGGACGCATCATGGCGCTCATCGGCTGCGGAAGACCACAGGTCGCCTAATGGCTGCAACAGGAATCCTCGTCGACGCCGTCAACGCAATCAAAACGCAGCTCACAGCCCTCGGTCTCAAACCCGTCACAGATCCCCGAAACGCGCGCCCAATGTCAGTCATGATTGAGTTACCCGTCATGACATCCTTCACTTACAATGTCGGCGACTTTCGGATACCCGTCAGAGTCTTGGCTGCTCCTCCAGGCAATCAGGACTCCGGCGACTATCTCATGACAACCGTCGACACAATAATGAACTCGCCCATCGCAGTAACCGACGCCCGTCCAGGCAACGCGGTCTACGGCGGGCAAGATATACCCACATACGATCTCACCGTTGCAATAGCGGTGCGTAGAAACTAAGGAGCCACAATGGCAACATCAACATTCCTCGCAGGTGCAACTTGCAATATCACTCCAACAGGCGGAGCTGCAATTGACGTCAGCGATCAACTTTCCAAATGTGAAGTCATGGTCGGTTTTGACATTTTGGACAGCACTTCGCTTGCCGACACGGGTCATCGCGGAACTAACGGTCTTCAGACAATCACAGTCAATCTTGACCTTTTTCTTTCCTATGGCGTCGGCGAAATCGAAACACTTCTTGCAGCAATCGTTGCAGCTGGCGGATGCTCAATGACTGTCTCTCCATCAGGAACCACAGAGTCTGCATCGAATCCGGAATATGTTCTCAGTAATCTCACACTTGACGCAGCTCCAGTAATCATGTCAACTGTGGGCACCCTTGCCGTAGCGTCGGTGAGTTTCACTAACGGCACCTGGGTTCGAGACATCGTCTAAGAAAAACAACAAAGGGAAACAATGAAAATCCAACTGATAGTCCATCCAGTAGAAGGCGACCCGTATGAAGTCACAACGAATCTCTTCGTCGTGGTCGCATGGGAACGCAAATTCAAAAAGCAAGCATCAAGCCTTGCCAACGGAATCGGCGCTGAAGACCTCGCCTTCTTTGCTTTTGAATCTTCTCGAGCTGCGGGAATTACAACCCCTCTCGCCTTTGATGACTTCATCAAAAAGACGCGAGAAATTGAAGTGGTCGGGACGGAAAACCCAAACCCTACCGAACCGGCAGTTTCCGTCGGTCAATAGCAGAAGTTCTTGTCGCGACCGGATACTGGAACGCAGACATCCCGTTCGACACAGACGATCTCTTCACAGTGGTCGAAGTGTTGAACGAACAACAGAAAGAGTCACGGCGTAGACGATGACAACGAACACATCTATTCAAGTCGTCGGGGTTCGTGATGCTATTCGTTCACTCAACAAGGTTGAGCCTGGTCTGCGGAAACAGTTCGTTCAGGATGCAAACCTCATTGCGCAACCTGCTATCCAAGAAGTACAGCGCGGATACACAAAAGTTCCGCTATCAGGCATGGATCGCAAATGGGAACAGAACTCAAAGAAGATATTTCCGTTCTCGGTTGCTCGAGCAGTGTCAGGAGTCAAATTGAAAGTCGACGCAAGCCGTGAAGCGACGTCACTGATCTACATCACTCAGACCAATGTTGCAGCTGCGGTATTTGAAGCAGCAGGAAGAGCCAATCCAAACAGCCTGGGCGATTCGCTTGGTCAATTGAAGCCTGGTCATACTCGCGTTCTTGGTCCGGCAGTGTTTCGCAAGCGTCGCGAGATTGAGCGTGAGATA